TGTTCTACTGAACCGATTGAGAGTGTCCTGCCATCAATAGGGATTAGGTGTGAAATCATATAAGGGTTTTTTTCTTCTCTGCCCATATATAAATCGTAGTCGTCCCATTCTCCTTCTTCTTTTCCTTCAAGAAATGAAATGACGTGCATTTGCTGAACATACTCATCTTCATCTTTTTTGTTTCCTGTAAGATACATTAATGATAATTCGCCGTGAACTTCATATATTGGGATATAGTCAGCTTTGTTATCCTTGTCCTGTCCATCAGAAGTTTCACGTGCCTCTAAAGCGTCTAAAAGTTTTTCTACTATTTCTTGGTTATAATCTTTTTTAAGAAGTTGAGCGGGTGTCATCCATATCTTTTCAATTTGAGGATTACTTTCAAAATCTACTGCGTCAACTATCATTCTTTGCCAAGGAATTGTTTCACAGGTAAGTTCGCCATCTTTTTCTACAAACTTTGGGATAGATGAACCATAACTCGCAAGTGAAAGTCCCCAGTCATTGAGGAACATTCCAAATCCAGATTTACGCATCCACTCCTGAAGTTTAATAGTTGCTACCATTGACAGACCTAACATAGCTTCTTTGGTTGCCTTAATTTTGATGTTCTTTCGGTCTATATCAGTAGCTCTGAACCAGATGTTCCGAGCAGCAGTTACGATATTAAAGAAGGGTTTTTCCCTACCTTTACTGTCGGTTTCCCCAGAAATATGTTTAGAATTTAAGTAGGCGTCAATCGTTTCTATTGTTTCACGTTGACTGAACTTTACATATTTTCCAATAGTTGTTTTGCCAGAGATATCATTTTGCTCCATATCCCTGACTAAATCACTTATACTTATATCATTCATAATTTATTTATTAATTTCTACCTATATGTCACGACGTAATCGCCTGTATAACCTGCTTGTAACTGGACAACTAACCCATCATCAAGGGCTATATCGTAGGTGTATGTTCCTCGTGGAGTTGATGACGACAATCTTGTTATGAATGTTGCGTCACCATTAACAAGAGCATCGGTTGATGTGGCATTATAGATATTCATTGCGTGTGCTGTTGTTGAAGCGACTATAATTGAACCTAATGTAACTGAACTATATTCAGCTGTTTTAATTAGTTGGTTAAATTCAGCTGCCTTTGCTAATACACCAGACATTTTTGCTGTTGAAGTAGCGTGATATTCTCCACCGACAATAACACTAGTCAAATCTGGCTCTATGTTTTTCTGTAGATTCCAACCTATAAATCCACTAATTCCTCCAAGAACTAGTACGGCTATTAGTGGGAATATCCACCAAGTTTTATTTTTTCCTTCGTTGTTCATATTTTTTCCCCATCATTTGTTAGAATTTATTTTAGTTTTATTAGATTCTTCATTTTTATCAAAAATTTCACTTTGAGAGTTTGTTGCGAACGAACTTTCTAGAGGTTGGTCGGTTAACATCTTGCCCTTAATTATAAAATACATTCTCATGAGCCAACAATCTGAAGCGTCTGGGCTACGAGCTATTAACTCTTTAACTTCGTCTTTTGTGGTCGCCATTCGCTTGTTATCGTCTTTAGTAGTGTCTTTATAAACTGATAACTCTTCAATAATTTCGTCCTTTAACTTGCCTTCCATTTGGCTTGCGATTTTATGATTGTTGACAAGCTCTCCAAGTGTGTAGATACATTGAACTCTTAAGTTCTTGTAGTTAGATACAAGAGGAGCGTTCTTCGTATAAGAGACATTTGGAAGTCTGACTATGTTGTCGTCTGTCTTAATAGCTGAAAAAGAGCTTTTAAAGCCTATAATCCCGTCTAACATTGAACTATTAGCTACACCCGTCCCTACTCCTATGGCATCTACAGCTACGTGAGAGTAAGGGATACGGTCATCTCTAGCATACTCACGTATCTTGTCTATAATCGGTTCTGTGGTTAGGTGTTCAAATGACTCTCTGCGATATTCTTCTAGTCCTTCCCAGAATGAGAAGACGGTCTTGTCTGAGCCGTCATCTGCGATATCTACTAAAAGATATTTGTCTTCTGTCTTATTAATCGTATTACTAAATACATCTACTAAAGCGTCATAATTACATATAGCTTTGGAACTGTCTTCATAATCCCAGTTTCCAAACATAAGACGCTGTTTAGTAGCTTTGTCCTTAATTTCTTTCAAATCCTCTCCATAAGTCTTAGCTGTAAATGGATTATCTCCGTATAAGGACTGAATAAACTCATATTCTTTAGGTAAGGTTCTATCTCTCTTGGGTTTGTAGAATAGTTGATATAACCAGTTTTTCTTAGGGTTGAAGGTAATAAGCATTTTGGCTGGGGTTAGCTTATAGTCATCGTTTCTATGACGACCTATACGGGACTTTAAGACATCAAATGCCATAAAATCTATCTCACCAGCTTCTTCTATCCAACCACCAGTATATTCAAGTGACCCTAGTCGTTCATACATAGGGTCTGAAGGCTGATACTTGAGGTCTAAGAGGTCTATTCGACTTCCCTTAGCCATACCACTCACAAACTCAATATAGTTGTATTGTCCGTTTAATTTCCAACTATCACGACTAATTCCGTGAAAAGTACACACCTTCTCAAATGTTATAAAAGAACTCTTCATCAAACGACTCAACTCATTTCTGCCAATAAACCAACGTGAACCTGGATAGAAGTGACAATTAGTTGTAAGCCATTCTGCTCCAAGCCAACTCTTTCCGCCATTCAACCTCCCGCTCCACCGCCAAAACCTATATATTTAATTATACTATCTTGTAAAGCAGACCAAGCGAGGTCTTGCTTTATGGTAGGTTTTATTTCTATTTGCATAGGGCAGTAGAGCGGGATTCGTATCCTTCCCAGCGTTTGTGAACATTGTCTTTTAAATGTAAACGACGATGTTCGCTCCCGCTTAGTAACTCTAAATTATTTATATTATTATTTAATGTATCTCCGTCTTTATGATGTACGACCTCGTTTTTAGTTAAATATCTTCCTATATGCTCTTCCATTATAAGTCTGTGTTCTCTAACATATCCTTTTCTTGTCGCAAATGGATGTTCTGGCTTATAGATTAACTTATATCTCTTGCCGTTCAATCTTCCCTTGGTAATAACAAATTCTTTTCTATTCCAAGCGTTTTGTCCCTTAGTAAATCGTGTTTTCTTTCCATTCTTCTCTAAAACCTTGTTGGTTACTTTTAAGCAACATTCTTTACTACAATACTTTCCACGACCTAATTTAATTTTTGATGGATAGGTAATAAATTCCCTACCGCAATAACACTTCTTAATCATAGTGGGTAAAAGTGTTTTATTGGAAATAATAGTTACCCACTACGATTACTACTACTCCCAATAAAATACTTAATCTTTTTATTTTAATTATAACACATTTCCCATTTCCCACCTATTAAAAGGTTAATTATTTCAACTATTGCCTCAGCGTTCAATTTCTGATAATCGTATATTTTACGAGAATTACCGTTATACGATATTTCTATTCCATATTTTATCTTTTTTATCTCTATTGGGAAATTAATCATATTAATTTCTATTGACATATTTATAAATCTATGGTCTTTATTTTAGTTGAAAAATAATTATGTACTAATATATATATATCAATCAACGGGGGGCGGGGTCCGTGGTACCCCCTTCCTTAACTCATATATGCTATTCTAAGAGCTTTTAAGGTCTAATGAGTACTAGCAGTGGTCTATATCTATGTGTAGGCTCTTATGTGTAATTCCTTTAGTGGTGCAGTCTCTACATATAAGGTGTGATACTTCCTTCTTGCAGTTATGACATATACCATATTGTGTTATGCCCTTCTTCTCATTAATAGTCAATGGTCTATCATGTATCTTTGGGTTGTATGAAATAGGTTTGTTCGGGGTAATCTGTTCGGGTTGCTTGTTCGGGGTCTTTTGTTCGTGTTCGGGTTGTATTTGTTCGGGTTGGACTATCTTATTTGTTCGGGTAAAAGCCATCCTGCACTTATCACTACAATACTTGGCTTTATCACTTATAGAGCTATTACATTGTAAACATTTATTCATATATTTAGGGCTGTTTAGTATTGATTGGCTCTTTAACTGGCTTTAAAAC